TTGTCATAGGCGTTGATCGCCGCGTTGATCGCCGCCGCCACCGTGTTGGCGCTGTCGCCTGCCGCGATCGAGATCGACACCAGCTCGCCCATGATATTGATCACACCGGTGCCGCCGGCGGCGGGCACCGTGCCGACCGTGATGGTGCGGATTTCGGCCGTGCCAGATGCCGGGATCGAGACGATGTAGAGCGGATGCGTCGGCGCGTTCTTGCGGAACACGTTCACCATCTGCTCGAGCATCGAGCCCTTGCCGGCGAGAGCGCGCGCCTGGCTGCGCGTGGCGCAGGAGGTCTTGACATTGTCCGTCATCGAGCCGCCGGAAGTCTTGTGACCGTAAAGGATCACCGGCGCCAGGTCTTCGAACTGGCCGCCACTCTCGACCGAGAAGGCGAACAGGGGTGCAACAAGATTTGCGGGCACATTCATTTCCGCGACTCCTTTTTGGGTGCGGCAACGGCCGCCGGTTTTTCGGTTTCGGGTTTGGGTGTGGTGTCGGGCACAAGTTCAAGCGCCCCCTCGCCGATCAGCCGCGCATAATAGCGGTTCGCCGGGTCGATCATCTTGCCCGCTTCGGGGAAAGCTTCGCCGTCCGTGGTGCGCAGCAACGGCGCGCCCACGGCTGGTTTGTAACGGTGCATCGGTCTTACTCCAGTGTTGTGCCAGCCGCCGGTCCCGGATCAGGGTCAACGGTGATTTCGGTCAGGTCAGTGCGACTCTCGCTGGCCAAGTGATCCGCAAGTGCAGTCAGTTTCGCCTTGGCATAGGAACCCGTTGGCAGGGCGTCGAACAGTGTCTTGATCCGCCCGGTCAAACCGCCTTCGTCGCTCAGTTCATCGTCGGCAATGGTCAGCGTCATGCGCATGAATTCGCGCTGGAACCGCAAGCCCAACTCCGGGACGGTATGGCTCTGCTGCTCGATCTTGTCGCAATGCGTTACCATCCGGCGAAACAGATAACCGCGCTCGGAATAGAGCAGTTCCTTGCGCACCTGGGCCATCATTGCCGACAGCACCAGTCTGGCCTCCGGATCGGTACCCGCTACCGCATCGACATAATCAGCATCGAGATCTTCGTCACGGGCAATCACAGCCAATTCGCCGACAATCTCCAGCGTCATCTGGCAGTAATTGTCGTTCACATCCGCAGCAGCGCCGCGCGCTTCGACTGTCGAACCCTCGGTGTAGAGCGCCAGCACAGGAATGTACGGCAGATCACCCGATGCGAAATTGTCGAGATCCGCGACACTGGCCTGTTTGCTGTCAAACACCATGCCGCCGGCAAGCGTCGGGAATGCGTCTGTCGCTCCCGTCGGCCGCAGCACTTCCATGGCTGCCAGTCGCACGGCTTCAGCTGTCAGCGTCATGGCTTTGCCTTGTTGACGTAGAAGACGCGCCGGGAGGATCCGTCACGGTGAATGTCGGCGATTTCATAGATCACTGTGTCTGCCACGAGGTGGTCGCTCCTTTTCGGTAGCCACAACCAAGATCCATCATCATGCGCGGTAATCACTGCATCGAACGCCACATTTGCCTGACCGGTCTTTCCTGCCTGCATGAACTGCTCATTGCGCAGCGGCGGCGGATTGAATTCGAGAGATCCTGAAAACAGAAAACTCGACCGGGACGGATCAGCCTCCCGGCGGTGATTGACCGTTGCACCGCCCTTGCGCGCGATCGCCTGCACCTCCAAAGTGTCGAAGAGCGCCGCCGCGTCTGTCTCGAGGCGGCGCTCCATGTCGGTCCAGTTGCTCATCGCCCCGGGATCAGTTCGATGTCAGGATCTGCACTGCGCATTCCGGCTGCTTGTTAACCGCCAGCCGGTTGGTCTGCGACAGCATCTCCACCCCCTGGCCGTGCTTCAGCGGCTCGACCGAAATATAGATCGTGTCCGCATCGGGCGCCTGGTTGGTCAGGTCGATATGATACACCGGGGCTTCGAAGGTCCGCATCATCGACTGGGTACCGGTCGGATAGGCCGTGCCGGAATTGTCGGCGACGTTCTTCGCGGTGGTGATCGCGCCCGCCGTCGAGCGAACCGGAAGGCCGCCCTTGTATTCGCGGAAGATGATGTCGCCAAACTCGAACACCCGGCCCCAGTTCCCGGCCCGGCTTTCGCGGTTGAGCATCTTGTGCTCGCTCGAATTCTGCGCGTTGAGCCAGAACTTCTCGACATTGGCGTGGGTGATCAGCTTGTTGAAGAACAGCGAATCCACCACCGCCTCGACGCCGCTTGTCGTCTCGCCCTGCAGCTTGGTCATCGTATGGTCGACAACCTCCTCGCACTTGGCGCGAACATCCGTTCCCGACGTGCCAAGGACGAAATCAACTTCCTTCTTGGTGATGCCGAAGACGGTGTACAGATTATAGAGCGTCTTGCCCTTGCCGTCCTTGATCAGGCCGTTGAGAGCGCCCAGCCGGATATATTCGAGCGTGATCGAATGATTGCGGCGAATGATGTCGAGCTTCCTTGCGGTCTCGCGGTCCACCGATCGCTGATCGACCTGACCGTTGAAGACCTGCAGCAACCCGTCGACATCGCCGACCGCGATCTTTTCGAGATGCGGGAAATGCGGGATTTGCAGGATCACGCCCCCTTCTTCCTCACCGCCGCCGACGCTTCCGGGCGATCCCGGCTCTTCGGCGGACAGGACATGAATTTGGCCATTCCTGTAGTCGACGCGGACGAACCGCGAACCGATCGTTTCAATGGGGAAAAGCCCGAGTGCATTGATCAGGCCGAATTCATTCGGCAGACGGTTGACCTCCTGGGTCAGGTCCGTGCTGGTGTAAAGATAGTCGAACATGGATAATCTCCTGGTGACGCGGGCCTTGCCTGCGCATGGTCGAGTGGATGGATGGAAACAGCGCGGCTACGGCCGCGCCGAACTGCGCGCGTCAGCGCTGGATGATTCCGAGATCCTTGAGCATCTCGATGCCCTTGGCCTTGTTCGCGGCACTGATACCGTCAGGCCATGCGATGTCGGCAATCGAGACGATGGCCGGGCCGCGATCGAGCGACAGACCCTGCGCTGTTTCACCATCAGGCGCAGTCGTGTCGCGCAGCGAAAGCCCGGTGATGACGCCGGTGTCATCGGCTGCGCCTGGCACCCAGGCAATACGCTCGTTGTCAGCCGCCGACTGGTCGATGTCGACATCGATGGTGAAGGCATCGCCCTCGACAAAGGCGGTGCCGCCACCGGCAATAGTGAACTTGACCTCCTTGGCGAAAGCCGCACCGCCTGTTGCGGTGCCGACAGCCTTGCCATCCGGCCCTTCGACCCGAAACTTGGACGTTCCGTCCGCGCCGCCGGTCGAGCAGGTGACCACATAGCGGCCTTCCTTGACCGCAGATGTGAATGCCGGCGCTGCGGCGAGTGTCAGAGTGCCGTTGCCGGTACCGCCGGCGACAGCAGCCGCGGCGATCGTGACATTGTCTCCGTCAATCACCGTGGCAAGCGGCGTACCCAGAACAACCGAACGCACTGCGCCGGAGCCCGCCTTGAGGATGTAGGACTCGCGGCAATACTGCGGATCGAACTCCAGCTTGAGGAGCTGGCTCTCGCGCTTTGGCGCGGTATTGGAATAATACGGCATCATGGACGTGTCTCCTTGTGTCCCGCGTCAGGCCCGATTGCGGGCGATGCGAGCGATAGCGTTGTGGGGTGAACCCGCGTCAGGCGCGCTTGCGCTCGACCCTCGCGGTAATCAGCTTGGAAAGGCCGCTCTCGGCCTTGTTTCCGTCAGCCGGGGTGGCAAGGCCGGCGCCGGCTGCGGCGCGCGTCTTGTCATAAGCGGCTGCCGACGGCTTTTCTTCGGCATCAGCGACCGGTGCGACGGCAAGAACAGCCTTGACCTCGTCAACCGACATTTCAGTCGTTGCATGAAGATGCGCCGCGAGTTGCTCGCGGCCCTTCGCCTCGTCAAGCGCCATGATGGCGGCATGACGCTCCCGGTCTGCCTTCACAGCCTCCCGAGCAGCCGTCGCGGTTGCTTCTTCGATATTGGCGGGCTGGGTATCCGCCTTGGTCTTGTCGGTCATGATGGGATTCTCCTTCTGGTGACCGGTTGGCGCCGGGGCGGATGCCGTCGGCGGTTTTCGTGTTGCCTGTTTCAGGCTCCATCCATTGGCACTTGCCACGGCACGAAGCTGGTCCGGCGCATGGGCATAGGCGCGGTAATCGAATGCAGCGACGGCGGGCGACGCGTTGTCATTTGCGGCGTCGGCAAAGCCTTCGGCGATCGCCTGTTCCGGCGTCATCCAGCTTTCCGCCTTCATGATCTCCCGGCACTCATCGGCGGTCTTGCCGGACTTCGCCGCGTAGACCCGCGCATAGGCGGTGGCCAGCGCTTCCAGCGCCTCGACGGCTTTCTGGTGGTCCGCTGATGTTCCGAACGAAATGCCTGCCGGATCATGGATCATCATGATCGAACCTGCCGACATGCTGACGGTTTCGCCGGCCATGGCAATCAGCGACGCCGCTGAGGCTGCAACGCCATCGACAATCACGTTGGTCGTTCCGGCGCGGCGCGCGAGAAGCGCGTGGATGGCAGCGCCGTCGGTGGCGTAGCCGCCGCCCGAGTTTATGGCGACCACCAGTTCGGAATCGTCTTCCACCGATGCGAGAGCAACCAGCACCTCGTCATAGGTGAAGCCCTCGCCCCACCAGTTGTCGCCTACAAAGCCCGAAAGCGTCAGGGTCTGTCCGTCAAGTGTTGCTGCCATGTCATGATCCTCAAAAGTGAAAGCTTGCCGCGCCTCGGCGGCGCTTGCCGGATTTCGCATCACAGGCCGCCGCAAGGCGGCTCAGTTCGGCGTCAAGATCCGCCAGAGAGACCGTGGCGTAGCGCATCCGCCGCCTTGTGACAGGCGAGGCAATCTCACCTTCCTCGATGCTCTCCCCAGCAATGCGCTTGAGTTTGATCGCATACAGCGCCTGGTAGAGCGCGCACGGGTCGTCCATATCGACGGTCGCGCCATCGATTTTCACGGTCGCCATCAGCCGGACCTCAATTCGTGTTCTGGACTTCGACCGGCTGCGCCGGGGCCGGCGCGTCGCGGTCGTAGGGCGACCGCATGCCGGCCTCGACGTAGCGCTTGTGGTCGGCGCTGCGCTCGTCAAATAGTTCGTCGGCGTCGACGCCCTTCAACTCCGCCTCGCGCGGAATGCTGGACGTGCCATTGGCAATCCGCTCGCTGGCCGCCTTCTCCGATTTCAGATCGTCGGCCGTGGGCTTTTCCGGACCCTGCCACTGGGCCCAGCTCGCGGCGTCCCGATTGGCCCGGTAGTTTGCAAGCCCGCCCGGAAACGGAATAGCGCCTGTCTCGATCTTCTCGTCGAGCCATTGCTCGTAAATGGTCTGATACATCGGCGCCGCGATATGCTCGCGCCGGCGCATGACCACCGGCCAGATCGACGCATTTTCCATTCGGACAGACGAATAGGTGGCAGCCGAATGGTCCATCGTGTAGGCGCCATACGTGACACCGATGGCGCGCGCCATGTCACGGTCAAGCGACTGCGTCAGCGGCAGGTAATTGTCTCCCGGCGACTGCGCCTGACGAAACTGCAGATCCTCGTCGGGGCCCAGCACCGGTATACGTGAACCGCCGGTCAGGCTGACACCGCCCTCGGCCGCGCGATCGAGCGTGCTGCCCAGATAGCCCAGGACATTGTCGTAGATCGCTTTGCCGACGCCACCGCCATCGGAAGTATCAGCCTTGGCCAGTTCCTGCAGTGATTCAATTGCCTCGGCTGCGGGCAGCTTTGAGGTCAGAACCGCGGCGAAAAAGGTCTGCACGATCAGGGTTTGCAGCGTCGCCTCGCGCGCCAGCTCGGTCTGCGCGTGTTGCTTGAGAATCGGCGTCAATTGCG